ATATGATGCCTTTCAACTGAGATCATATTGTTATCAATGGCTTCATTACATTTCCCATCTGATATTTGAAAGGCCCAGGCCTTGTTTTGTTAAATCTTTTCTCAGATCGCTTCGCATTTCTCCTGCAATCTCACCAATCCAGGTCAAAGCGATTGTTTTCTCGCGCTGATCACTCTCAGACACATGGGCAATTTTGGCCAATAACTCAATGCGTTCCAGCTGTGCCGACGCCTCTAAAAGATCCATTTAGCCCCCACAAGCAATAAATAACTGGATATGCATACAGTACACCTTAAAGCACGAATTGTGAAATTTAATTTCCTGCCATCTACTGACAAATGAATGTCTTTCACATACTTACACCGCTACAACCACCCCGGCCACAGTTCCTGTAATGGCTCATTTTGAGTCTCTTTTAGCCGCCCGTTGCGGTAAATCAGTGCGCCCTGACCAAATCTCAAACCACTCCCCTGCAGGAGAATGGCTATTTCTTCATCAGAACCATCAAAACCCCGACTGCGTAATTCCAGTTTTAACCGTCTGCGGGTTCCCCCCTCCGTACAGTTATTGACAGAACTCCAAGGGGCGGCGTTGCCGCCAGAAAAACCCGCCTCCGCTTGCGCTTCGGCCAACTTCGCAACCTTTTGCCACTTAACCAGACGGGTGCAAACTTCTGAATCAGGAACCAAAGGAGAATAAACACCCTGTACGCGCTGCACGTCCTCTGCGTACTCGTTGCCCTGTTCCGTAATTTCATAGGCCAGACGAACAACCAGATCACGGCGGGCAACCAGTGCACCACCCTGAGCCAGGGTGTATGCAGCCCAATCGCCAACATCAGCAGCGGCCAGAACCGCATCCATTCTGCGATCGGTCAGCACCTGATCCCGCAACCGACGCAGCTCACGCCAGACGGTAACCGGCGCACCACCAATTTGCTGAAACTGGCGAATACGCCAGCGTGAAGCCCATGCAGAAACGGACTTAGCCATATCACGCAGGTTTTCGCCGGTTTCTTCGTCCTGCTCACCATCCAGCGCAAAACCATCAATATTTTTTGAAATGTATTTCGCGATGTAGCCCGTGGCCGAACCTTTGGCGGGATCGATAGCTTCAACATGAAAACGCGCCTTCAGCGCCTTTTCAGATTGCAGTTCTTCAGAATCGGTAATTCTGGCGTGATAGCAAAGAATATCGCGTACCGTGTCCACGTCCTGCGGACGCATAAAAAGCAACATATGCCAGTGCGGTGTCCCGTCATGGTGAGGCTCAACAACCCGAAACCCAAATACATGAATACCCGCACGCGAGATCGCTGCGCGTGCTTTTGCCCATACGCCGCATAAATAGCGCTGGGTATCCTGCGGCGTACTTCCATCCCATTGCGATACAAAGCCCCCTTTGCTGTGTACCGCATGGAAACGTGATGGCGCGGTGATGGTGTAAAACTCACCGGCCAGCCCTTCTTCATTGGCCATATCTTCAAACCCTCGCATTCTTACCATTAGTTCGCAGCGACGGATCGCCGGATTTGCAACGCTGCGGTGCACCATGCTGTCCAGTGCAATGCGCAGCCCCTCATCATTCAGCAGATCAAACTTTTTAAAGAACTCCAGATTCCGCTTTTTCTGGTCTATCCATTCGCCCAGTGTTTTGCGGGATACATAAGCACTGGCCGCTTTTTGCACCTGTCCCACCGCGATGGCCATGTGTTCGCGCTGCGTATCACGCGCACGTTTAAGACGCAGGTACCACCATTCCGGCGCCATCATGCGCAGTATCCCTGATTCCGCCTTACGCATTTCCAGTTGGCCTTCATTGGCCTCATGTTCAGCCCAGTACGGCGGCTGGTTATTCAGCATCAGGCAACACGCACAAAGATGGCGGTATGATTCCAAGGTGCGGCGGTGCAGCTCTCTGGCGTCGTCAGTGCCTGAATCAAACTGTTCGGTGAAGTCATAAAGTGACTGGGAAATCCAGCCAGATACCTGGCCAGCCAGTTTTTTAAGATCAGGACGGTCTAGGGACGGCAAGCGCTCCAGCGACTTACCAAAAGGAAGATCAACAGCATCAGCGGCCAGCGAGTAACGCGCAGCCACTTTGCGCAGACGTGGCAATACACTCTCGCCGATAGTCTGGCGCAGGAATGTATTGGCACGGCGACGCCCGTCACGACCAGCAAACAGCTTTTCGTAACGACGGCCAAAATACCCGGCTAACCAGTCGGGTATCTCATGAAGGTACTGTGAGCGCCATTCGTAATCCTGCGGGTTAACCGCCCACAGGCGGCGCTCGGTGATCGTGGCGTCTGTAGGCGTACCCGGTGCGAACGTTTCACGCCGCCAGGTATCGACGGCGTGATGTTGGCCATTGGCGACAGGAGTCATGCGCAGGCCATAGCTATAGAATCAAGCGGCGACTTCAGAATTAACTCTGCGGCAACTTTCTGGCTTGCAGCTGCGGCACCAACACTACGCGGGGCATTAATGCGAACGGCTTCAAATCCGGCGTACAGGTAATGCACCATTTCCAGATCGGCATTAGAGGCCACAACCGGCACACCTTTTCTGGCCAGACGGCGCAACTTACGCGCCAGCCTCCCCTGATCCATGTGCGAAAAGCCACGTTCATGGTAAGCGGTGAAATTGGCGGTATCAGTCAGATAAGGCGGATCACAATAAACAACGTCACTCCCGCCCCGAACCAAATCGAGCGTTTCTGAATAGTGGGCAGTAATGAACGTTGCGCGTTTCGCTTTTTCAGCAAAGGCGCGGATTTCATCAGCGGGGAAATAAGGCTTTTTGTACTTACCGAACGGGACGTTGAACTGGCCTCGGCGGTTATACCGGCACAGGCCATTGAAGCAGTGGCGATTCAGGTACAGGAAACGCGCAGCATTTTCAACGGATTCAGAACCGGCCTTACCACCAGAAAGATTGAAAGCATCACGCACTGCGTAATAGAACACGGCACGGCTTTCTTCATCACCTAACGAACCGGCAGTAAACAGGATCTCCAGCTCATTCAGCAATGCATCAGTGTGATACGCCATCGCCTTGTAAAGATTAACCAGATCAGGATTTACATCCGCGATCAGATACTCGTCATAATCCGTATTCATCATGACGGCACAGGAACCTGCGAACGGTTCAACCAGGCGTTTACCCTCTGGCAAATGCTGCCGCAATTTCGGCATAAGGCGGGCTTTGCTGCCCACCCATTTAAGCGGTGTTTTTATTGCCATGCCGCACCGCCTTTGCTGCAAATAGCCGCGGCTTCTTCGCGGATTAACTCAACGATTTCCGCTGCGCTTAAACCTTCATTGGCTGCATGAGTGGCCAGCTTATCCAGACGAGTGGAACACAGATCAGCAGCTGCGGCTTTACCTTCCTGCGTGGCTTTGGTGAGCATGGCCAGCAGGTCAGTGCCTGATTTTGTTGCGGGTAAATCCTGACGTGTCATGTGCATTTTGGTTTCCTTAAGGCAAAAGAATCCCCGGCCACTTGAACCGTGGCCAAAAAATTCAGACAGTTAATTAGTGAAAAGTGGGTTGTACTGTGGCAGCTGAGTAGTTCGGTGCCGGAATCAGGTGCAGCTCATAGGTTGTCCGCCACCACTCCTGGATCAGCGCTTTTATCTCACCAACACCCAGCGCCCCGGCTGTATAGAAAATTGCACGAATCCCCGCCAGCGCTTCTATCTGTGCTTCTTTGCTTTCCGCTTCGCGATACACGCAGCACCAGAAAGCAGCATTGATCGCCAGCCAGTGACGCGGATTTGTCATGTGTTCAGTGTCATTGAAGAAGAACGGATGCAAAGCGATGCGGCCATTTTTACTGGTACTTTTCGCTGCAAACGCTACAGCGTAGTTATGCGGGACACCCCACACAGCCAGTTCAGCCCCCAACGATTTACCCTCAACGGAAATAATGGTCATTAGTGATTCCCCTGTTGCTGGAACTTATGGACGATATGAGGCGCAATCACCATCTGCACCCCGCTACTGCTATAAATTGGATGTGCCTTTTTGATCGGACGGTTCGCGGTGCGCTTCGAAAAATCGCTGTCACGTAAACTACCGAAACCTTCAAACGTTAACCGCGCCCGTGAAATGCCCTGGCGCAGTTGAATCATGTCCCGATAGCCCAGGCGTTCATAAAGCTCCCGCCAGCAGCATTTGCTTAAATGGGCTTTAAACGCCCCGGTACCAGAAGTAACCGCAGCAGCATGAAGCACCACGCCGCGCCACTCCGGTGTTAAGTTGTCCCACCATTCAGCGGCCTCGCTGCTTTCGCTGAAGTATTTGCGGCGGATCTGTTTTAAATGCTCCAGCCCGCGCTTTTGCTGTTCCTGGCTAATCGCCATAGCGCCCCCCTATACATCCAACCAGGCGACGGGCTTTTGTAGACAAGAAACGCAAAACCGCCCCGCTTTTCATTCGAACAGGCTCATGCGCATTGAATTTATACGTGTGGCCAGGGTTCCAGCGCTGGCCGTTCGGCAGTTCTATCCAGCCCGTTGAACCACTCGGCAACTGCATGGCTGGTGATTCTTTTTTCAGGTAAGTCACAAACGCTTTCATGGTGTTCCCTCACATCAGGCCGGTGGCGTTGGTTGTGACCAGATCCACCGCAGCGGCCAGAACCGGCGCAGAGTGAATACGGCTTTCAACGGTATAGGCCAGCACGGATAAGCTACGGATTGCATCGCGGGCGCGATCCAGAATTTGAGTACGGCGGGCGACGGTCATATGGCCAGTTGATACGGCTTCCCCAGCAATCGCGCCTACACACGCAGTAGCGCTAAGCGCACACAGTTGCATGTTGGCTTCAGTGGCATTGTTCACAGGCACGGATGGAAGGCAGTTAATTTGGCCTAACATCCCATCAAGTAAACGCGCATCTTCGGTGTAATCCGTGATAGCCAAAAGCTCATCACAAGTTAAGCGGTGCGGTTGCGCTGGATTCAGTTTGTTACGAAGGATCTGCGACCTCATACCAACGGCTGCGGCCACATCTTCAAGATTGTGCTCAGTTGCAAATGCTCGGCAAGCCGCATCAAAGTGCGCATGTTTAGAGGTCTGGTAATCAAACATTGTTTGCCTCTCCCTAATCCGTAGGATGGATTACGCGTTAAGCGCAATATGGCATTCGCTTAATGCCTGCACAGTCAGGGCAGCCATATTGATTTCAACACGAGCACGAGGCTTATCACCTTTACCACGGATAGGTAGGCGGCCGTCACGTACCATATCGCGAGCAGTTCCCATAGGGGTTCCGGTGATGCGGCAATACTCATCAATAGGCAGGTAGGGTGTGGGGATGGTGATTGTAATGTTAGGACGCATAAGGCAAACTCCTTGATTCAATTGAACTCGGCAAAGTTCATTAATATTCGCATTTTGCAAACAACAGGAGCTAGGTTACTTAGACATTTTCTAAGTGTCAACATCACTGAGATATTTTCTAAGTCCTAAGATCGAAGATGGCACGATTTCGAATTGACCCAAGCACTGACAGTGCCCCAGTTTTAGATAGAGTCATTGAGGCTTATGGCTTCACACAGAAGATGCAACTCGCTGAGCATCTTGATATGGCTGCAAGTTCACTGTCCTCTCGCTACAAGCGTGGAGGCCTTCCCGCAGACATCATGGTCAAATGCATGGCTGAAACTGGTGTGAACCTTGAGTGGCTGGTTACTGGAAGTGGCAAAAAATTTGAACATGACGAATTAGATATCCTGAAGATGCCACGCAAAAAACTAGTTGATGGCCAGCTTTTCGATTCAGGCCATGTCATGTTTGACAAGATTTTTTTCCGTGCTGGAACGCCACTCCCCTCAGATCCGATTTGTGTTCAGGATGAAAAAGCTCAATACATCCTCGACCAAAAGTTTGCAGAGGTCTTTGATGGAGAATGGCTTGTTAACATTGAGGGCAAAGCCAGCATCAGGACATTGACGCGCATTCCTGTTAAAAAAGTACGAATTAGCGGCGTAGGTATGGCATTTGACTGTGCTCTCGAAGATATAAATGTATTAGGACGTGTTGTGTTAGTTATCTCAGAAGGAAATTGAAATGTCAGCAGAAAAAACCAGCCAAGAACCAGAAGTGATCATGGTAAAACCTAAAACATGCTTTATCATGATGCCTATAGCCGATCATCCTGACTATGAGCCGGGGCATTTCAATCGTGTCTATCAATATTTAATAAAACCAGCTTGCATTAAAGCAGGCTATCAACCGATAAGAGCAGATGATAATA